ATCTAGCAACGTCTCCATATCTGTTCTTTATCTGCTTGAACATTAATTGGTTCATCTTCTCAAGTTCTTCGGTGGAGGTAAGCCCTAGAATATAATCAGCGGTTGCAGACAACCCATGACTTTCTGATACGTCTTCATAATCTAAATCTGTGTTATTTTGTCCCTGTCTGTTTGTCTGTGTGGCAGTTAATATAGGTACATTAAACTCCATTGCCAATCCACGAAGTTCTTCTGCAACACTTTTAATGTAAACATAAGTATTACTCTGTGTTCCTAGTTTAATGCGGGAACTGGCGGCAATATTAAGATAATCTACAACTACCACATCTGGCACAAAGTTCTTTTTTAGGTTTAGTTCTTGTAGTAAGTGCCTAAAATGACCAACATGGGCAGATGCTGTCGGATATTCCTTAATAATCAGCCGTCCGGTGGCCTTATTCTTCATCCTAGAAACCTTCGAATCATAATGTTCTTTTGGTATTTTCTTAAGATCTACCATTGAAACGTTTAAAAGATTGGCATCTATACGTTGAGCGATGCGTTTTTCTGACATTTCTAGTGTAATATATAGAACATTCTTTCCCTGGTTTAAAAAAGACGATGATAAATGACACAATGCCAAGGATTTACCGTGTCCTGTCCCTGCCACAAGCACGAATAAACTCTTTTTATTAATACCACCATCTGTTATTTTATTTAACATGTCTATATCAAATGGTATTTTAGATTCTTCTGTATGGTAGAATTCGAATAATTTATCGGTGTCGTTTATATAATCATGACCAATTTCACTATTAAAACTAACACCAAGAGCAGTCATTAACAACTGTGGTATAGCACCCTTATGAATGTTATCTTTACTATTACCTTCTATTATCTTAATAGACTTAGAAATGGCGTTATATAGTGCCCTATCCTGACACCACTTCTCTGTATTCTGTAATAACCATTCACGATTTGGTGGTTGTTCAGATAATTCTAATTTTTCAATGTACTCTATACTTTCTCTATAGTCTACCTCATTAACACTATTACTACTATTTAAGCTTATAACAATAGCTTCTTTAGTTGGTAAAGTATTGTATCTGTCAATGAAGGCTTTTACAGAGCTGAATACTATTTTTTCTTCCAGGGTTGAGAAGTAGTCTTCTTGAATGAATGGTAACACCTTTCTGGTGTAATCTTCATCACGAAATAACCCCTCTAGAATTAGAAGTTCAATTCTATCTTTCACGCTACTTTACTTCTTTTTATCTTTCCGTTGTTCTTCTAAAGACTTTAAGTTTTTAAGTGAATTTGTCAATATATCTAGGAAGACATCTTCAATTTCCTTCTCAAAAATTTCTTTATCACTATCCTCTAAATTATCATATTTACGTTTTGTGGGTATTTTAACTACCGTATACTTTAGTTCAGCATTGTTTTTTGGTTCTTTTGTATCTTCTTTAAACTCAAAATTATTAACATCTACAACAACTCCAGGAAACTTGGATTTTTCGTTAAGAATAAACCTAACTATTATCTTCTCTCCGTACTTATTCAATAACTTTCTAGGTTTTAATATAGCATATTTCTTTGTTTTAGACATTTTATCTCCATTATTCTTCAGTTTCTTCTTTGTTCTCAGATACTAATTCAAAATTACTACCATAACTAAAATATTGCTTTATACATTCCTCTAACTTCTTCATAACTTCTGGGGTAAAATACTTATCTGTATCATTATATATTCTGGATCTAAAGACTTTATTATCTGCATCTACCTGAATCCTTTTCCCTGCTTCCTGCCATATTCCAAATTTTACAGCTAGATCTAATAAACCATAGTATTTACTAAGTCCTTTGTCATATGTTAACTGAACATCTACGGTTCTATTCTCTTTTACGAACCTGTTCTTAACATTCTTACAATGTATAATGTTACCAATAACCTCGTCGCCGTCCTTTTCCTTTCGTTTAGAAAGAAACATGATTGTTGAGGCAGCATATGCCAATCCAGCACCACCGCCCATGATCTGTTGTGGATACATGGAGCCTACTTGAAGGTATGTGTGATTTGTAATAAGCATGGGACACTTGGCTTTTGCTAATTTAAGTGTTAATACTCTAAACACACCCTTAATTAGTCTGGCTCTAGTCATATCCTGTGTCTCTTTTCCTTCCGCTGTATCCTCTATTTCTTTGGTTGTTGAGAGGTTTCCAAGTGAGTCTAGACACAATAATAGTTTTGGCTTATTCTCTGTCTGATTTTCTATGTACTTATCTAGAACTTTTAGTGCCTGAAATCTAAATTCCTGTACTGTTGCTACTGGAACAATGATCATACGCTTTGAATCAATTCCGCGAGCTACAATCATATCCTTTGTTATGGCAGATTCGGACTCAAAATATACAACACATGCTGTAGGATTGGCATCTAAAAAATTCTTTACTAGACCAAGAACGAAAAAGGTCTTACCGGTGGCAGTTTCTCCAGCAAAGGCGGTGACTTTATTTGACGCGACTCCACCATATAAGCTACCAGAAAGAAGAGCATTTAGTACATATGAGCCAGTATCGATATACTCCTCTACATCTCCTGCCGCGACCCCATTCTCAACTATACCTGCCAAGTCGTTTCCAGTAGCCAGTAGTAAATCCTTAACTAAATCCATAATATTCTCCAATTATTGCATAAAAAACATATCTAGGGTTTTCGGGGCATGATCTCTCCAACCAACAACAGAAAGAACAAGATTCAATGGCTCCATGAATGTTTTATCAAATTGAGTAGAAAAGTCAATGAAATTATGTAATTCAAATTCTTCTGGTAAAATAGTTACAAATCCAATCACACTATCTTTTAAATAGTTAGGTTCTTTGAGGTATATGAACTTCATCTTATTGCCTTCGAGAATAGGTTCATATTTCTTATTAATATTGAGTTCTTTAAGCTTAAAATTGTATAGCAAAGACGCCTTTACATGTATTGGAGTATGTTTAACATATAGATCAGTTGAGCTTGAATACTTATCCAGCCCATTAACTGTTCGTGGGAAAGCTATATCTTCCGGTTTTAGTGTATTAAAATGTTGTCTAAAATCTTCGATGTACTTATGAATCTGTTCTTCTGTGCCACTAAGTATAATTCTTAGTGCTTCTTTAATCCTTTCTCTACAAACCGATGGAATTGTTGTTCTAATTGCCTCTAGTCCCATCATTTTAAGTTCAGGAACGTGATATCTTACTCCTTCCTTGTCTATTACATTCATTACATAACGCTTCTTTGTTGTCCAGATTGCACCATCTGCTAAAACTTCTCTTTTCATCTTTAAACAATTGACAGAAGCGTTTAGATATTCTTCTAACTCCTCAAAAGAACAATCAATAACTGGTTGAATAACCTTTTCACAAAATTTATCTAGAAAATCTACCACCTTATTAACATTTTTTTGTTGTTCTATATCAAACATACGTGAGACAACCTTCTCAAGACTCAAATATACAGAATCTGTATCAATTGCTAGAACGTAATCTTGATCTATTGTCTTTAGAAAGTCATTTAAAAACTTATTTAACGCCTTTTCTATCCATTTAATTGTTAATTGACCAGATTTGGTTACAGATTCTGCCAATCTAATATCATAATATCTAAAGTATTGATTGCCACATGCACCATAAGCAGAATTTAGCTGAATTTTCCTGGCCAACTCTGTATTTGTGTGCTGGGAAATATCGTATTCAAGCCTCTTCTTATATTTTAGAAGCTCATCATTCGATAATTTTGATAAATCTAGTAATGTATTAGACATTTATAACATACTCGTGATATAAGTCATCGCATAATCCCTTTGCCTGTAATTTTAATGCATTTAGGGAAGAATTATTATCAATTTTCAATCGCCAATCAAGAAAATCATCAAGATCAATCTCACTAATATCATTTGGACTTGAAATCTGATCTCTATCTTTTCTGTCAATCCTAATTGGAACTATATGTTTACGTATATTTGTGTCTTTTGTGGAATCTGCCCACTTTAAAGCGGATACATATTCGTTTTTGAAACGAAAATCTGTAATTACATACCAATAACTTGTATTATTTGATGCTTTAACCTTTTTATCGATTAAACGAAATATGTACTCTGCCCACACTGGTCCGTATATCATGCGATTGTCTGCTCCAATATGTTGAAGAATCCTTCTTGGAGTCAAATGTTCAGTTGTGCTGTGTATATCTGACCTAATGTGATCTCTATAATTTGGGTATCTAGTGTCTTGAACTTCTTTTAATGCTCCGTCTAGTTGTTCTGAATTTAGATCGTAAAGATCTGCTGCTATTTCTTTAATTTTTCTAGCAAATGATAACTTTTCGAAGCGGGGTGGGTGATTTTCTATGAGCATATCTGCAAAGGTATCTTTGCCTGCCCTTGCCTTGTGACCCAGCATTAATACAATTACATCAGTTTTGTTCATCTATCCCCCTTTTTTCAATTTCAGTTTTAACTCGTTCTAGCTCCTGTTTTTCCTCCAGGGCTTTCTGCTTGTAAAATTTGCGTTCCTCATATAATTTTTGCATCATATACGGAAGAATGCCAGTTATCTTTCTGTTAAATTTATATCCGGCTGCTGAAAAAGTCAAGTCTCTTTCTTTTAATATGCTATTATCCTGTTCTTTATTAAGAAGTTTCTCTACTGCAATAGGTTCTTGTTCTTCGTCTATAAGAGTTTCTGGAGAAAGATTCAACATTCTAATAAGAGAAGGATATAGTGCGTTTACATCGAAAGATGCTACCCACTTATGTTTGCCAATAATTGGTTCTTTAACGTATCCTCCACTATATGTACGTTCTCCTTCGACTGTTTTATGCATTGGAACAACCAAATCTTGCTTCTTAAGCTCTGAAAATATCAAATTATCCCACACGCGAACCTGTCCAAGAACGTCATCATAGTTTACTTTTGCCGAGTACGCCAATTTATAAACTAGTTCAAGTAATCTTAACTTCTCATTTAGTTTATTAACTAATATAACATCTTTGATATTGTATTCGATAAACTTTTGATAATTCTCTTTGTATAATGTTCTTAAGGAACCATATTCTGAATAATCTAGCTTCTTCTCTCCTAGTTCTACATGTGCAATATAGTCAAGTTTATATGACTCTTGGCTGTACTTAGGGGCGTACTTTTTATATAGATCTATATAGTCCAGAATAGGAAGACCAAGAAGGGAGAATGTTTCCTGAAGTCTACCATACATCATTACTTTTCTTTGACTAAAAACTCCCCAAGGAGAGAGCTTTTTGGCGGTTTCTTCTCCTAAAAGTCTGGTTATTCTATTTACAAGATATGGAATATCATAGAAACTTACATTCCATCCGGTTATAGCATCTGGATAATTTCCCGTCCACTTCTTTAAGAATTGTTTTAATAAGTGAACCTCATCCTCACATTTATAATAGAATACACCTTTCTGGTTTGGCTTATATTCTCCGCATCCAAATACATGAAACTGATCTCCGAGTTGAACGGTAATGGAAATAACTTGTTCAGTTGCAGTTTCTGGATATGGAAATCCATTCTCTGTGGATGTTTCTATGTCTATGTTTGCCACTAATATGTCATTAGAATCGTAATCTATATCATTTACAAAGTTATCTAAAAGATAGCAAAAATGATAATACGTGTTACCGTAAATTGTGAAATTCTCTACATGTTCATATCTTTTGACAAAATCTCTTGCTTCATATAGACCATCAAACGTCATCTTCTCTACATATTGTCCATCAATTGTTTTATACTTTGTTTCCTTTTTTGATGGTAGAAATAGGGATGGCTTATAAAAAATCTTTCTAGAGAATCGATTTCCGTTCTCGACTCCCCGATACAAGATATTGTTTCCCCAGGCTACACAATTCGTGTAGAACTTTTTATGCTTAATCATTATATTATACTATTTCTGTGTTGGATTTAGTATCAATTCTCCACTATTAGGAAGAATAAGTGAGCTGAATGCCTCGTTATATTTCCTAGCAATTGGCTCACTAGGTTCAACCATGAATGGAATTTGAGATCGATCAATCTCTACTTCCTGATCTGGTTTCATATATGGCATTAAGAAGGGGGCCAACTCTATTCGAAACCCTACTTTTGGAGGAGCAGATGGATCTAACTCGTTTGGTTGTTGAACCGGTTGAATCTGGACAAAACAGGCGTCTTTTATAACTACTTTCTTATTGAAATCTTTAACTTTAGCTATAACATCAACAGCGCCGCTTAACAGTCTAATAATCTTAACATTCCAATCAGCCATAATTTACTCCTTAGTTAAAAACAAAACTCTCTCTGCTTCTCTTCGTTTGGCTAATCCTTCTAGTCTTTTCCCGTTATCATATACCCATCTTGCAAATTGCAATGCTGCTAGATCATATTCCTTTTTATTGAGAAGTTTTAATAGCGTAGATGCTCTTAAATTGGTTGCACCCAGGTTGTATGTAAAAGAAACCAGTGCGGAAAACTGATTTGATGTAAGTGGAACTTTTACTAGTTTCTTTATAGAAAGTTCTGCATCTTGTACATCGTTTCTCAGACACTCTTCTGCCCTTTCTTCTGTTATCGTCTCTCCTAATTTCACTGGTTGATTTGGACTATACCTTGTAGTTCCATAACCAATGGTTGCAACTCCACCAGTATCTAAATATGCATTGTTTCTGAAGCCTTCGAACTTTTTTATAAGCTCTAAACCAGCCGAATTAAGTTTTAGATCATCGTTCATTGGTCTATTTCGCCGTAAAATATTTGTAAAAAAAGTATAAAACAAAGAAAACACCAACGTAAAATACTAAATTCATGAATATATGTAAAACTGCTACAAAGTATATTAAATTATCAGAAATCATCATAATATATTACTGCTTAGTAGTCAATAAATCTTTTCTAGCTTTAAATTCTTCGAACTCTATTTGACACTTCAAATATACGTTGACTGTTCTCTTAACAGAATCTATTAAATCTCTATGTTCCTGACTAGGATCGTTTAGGGCGAGCCATTTCCCATTCCTATATTCTACAATTCCGATACATACACCGCTAAGATTATCACAGTTTACACTGTATCTTATATATTGATATCCTGTTATTTTTATGTCGGTCGGTATTACCGACAAACTGAAGTTCTGGTATACAAAATCATTATCAACATCCACTCTATTATACGCCATTAGTATCTCCTAATATATCATATAATTAGTGGATGTTGATGTCCACTAATTATTCACTAAGTGACTTGAGATTATTACTTCCTATCTCAATTCTTTTTGGTTTCTTATCATCTGGAATGATAGTTTCAAGAAAAACTTGCAGAATACCATCTTTATAATCTGCACCATTTACCTGAACATATTCTCCAAGCAGGAAACTCCTGGAGAATCTTCTCTTTGCTATTCCATGATGTAAGATTCTCATCTCATCTTTCTCTATTTTAGTTGGTTCATATGAAATAGTCAAGACATTTTTGTCCAAAACAATTGAAACCTCTTTCTGATTTATACCGGCTAATGCCATCTCGATTACCCACTTATCCTCTAACTTATTTGTTTTTATGTTAAATGGGGGATACGTCTCAACATTTCCCATATTTTGAATTGGTGGTGGTAATAAAGATTCCGCAAGTCTGGCTAGTTCTTCTGATAGTGTAATATAATTACGCATATAATCTCCTTAAAAAAGCAAGATGTTAAAAACAAACAGATACCGAAGTCATCTGTTTAGAGATTATATAATCATTATATAACAGGATTTCAAGTGATTAATTATACACGTTGAATAGAGAAATTATCTTCTTTTTCCGAATAGTTAATTAATAGCCCCTCTGGACGGTCATAATCTGCACCATTTACATAGTGATTTATATTAGATATCTGTTTATTTTTCTTATTCGTTCTTTGAAGAACCCCCTCACAACGTCTATGTAAATGTCCCGATACTATCAATCTAACACTAGGAATCTTAATAAGCTTTTGCCCTAATGTTAAATTATAGAAAAATGAATCTGATATGTCTGAATTATTTACATAGTTTAAAACCGGAATATGTGTAAAAACGAAGACTTTTTTTACTAGCTTCTCATTATCTCTGATTTGCTTTAATAAGAGAGTCTGCTGGGTTTTTGCTATTTTTAAATCCCCAATATCCTCTATAATCATATTATCGTCATTGCTGAATCTCTGCTTGGCTTTTATAACATCCTCTTCAGTTGTATTAATAGGTCTATTGCTATAATCATACCATGCACTATTTCCACATATTAGTATGTTGTTAATGATTGTAGGTTGTCTTTCTAGAAATTTAAACCCTCTTTGTATACACAGTTGGAAATATTTTTCGTGCGTTTTCGAACGTGTGGGTATGTCACCCATCAAAAGTCCCATTTGTCTATTGATATTGTACAGTCTAGAGTGTTTGTAATTATAGTATTCGTGATTCCCAGTAACAAAAAATGTTGGAGTCTCTGGAAAATGATATCTATAGATCGTTGAAAACGTGTTCCAACTATCTACATCTTCTACATTATCTCCTCCAAGAACCACAATGTCTGGGTTTAATACACTAACACGACGAAAGAACAGATGAATACCAGAATTAAGATTCTCCGGCACAAATTTTATGTGTAAATCACTAAGAAATAGAATTTTCATTTATGTTAGTTCTTCTTATTTCCAATCGTATACTTCGTAACCAATTCGTAGTTCTTCTTTTCACTATATGGAATTATCTTTATTTGACTTATTGGAACAATTGGTTCTTTACTCTTATCAGGATTTACCAGCTCAATGAGTTCCCATGATGCTAGTAAATTAGCGATTGTGTTTTGACGTGCTAAATCGTTTTCTGTAAAATCAGAAGGCTTTCCATCCAACTTGAACAATAGTTTGAAATGTGTGATGAAGTATCTAGTCTTGTATTTACAAAGAATGTGACACGATTGAAACAGTTTCTTCTGATGCTTTGATCCAATCCCAATGCGTGTTAGTGTCTCTCGCACCTTTAGGAAGTCGTTCTTAGGGTCCTTAAGTCTAATTTCGACCATCTGATCAACAATCTTAGACTGTGCTTCTTGAAAGGCTGCTCTAGTTGCATCGTCTTGAACATTCTTATCCAACTCTTCAGTCATATGTCCATCCATTAGGTTAATATAAACATACAGAAATACAGAATTATTTAGTCGTACCACCAGTATTCATTAATTTATCAATATTTTCAATATCTTGTTCAGTTAATATCTTAAGTGCTTCGTTGGTTTTTGACCATGAATACT